CTCGGCGGGATCGACAACCCTCAGCCCGCGTCCGACCATCTGGATCAGCGTCGATTTGTAGGAACTCGGGCGCAACAGGACGATGCAGGCGGTTGGTGTGTAGTCGTAGCCTTCGGTCAACACCGCGACATTGACGAGGACCGTGGTAGTCCCGGTCTCGAAGACGGCGAGCGTCGCCTTGCGATCTGCCTCGGACATCTCGCCATGCACGACGGCCGCTGCCACGCCGCCGGCGAGGAAGGCGTCGCGAACGGCTTCGGCATGGGCAACGGTGGCGCCGAAAGCGATGGTCTTGCGACCGGCGGCCTTGTCCTTCCAGTGCCGCACGACGGCTTCATTGACCGGGGCGTTGTTCATGATCGAGGCCACAGCATTCATGTCGTAGTCCTCGGCGAGTTTCTTCACCCCGTCGAGTGCTTCGCGGGTACCGACGTCGATGACGAAGGTGCGGGGCGATACCAGGTGGCCGGAACGGATGAGTTCTCCGAGGCGGATCTGGTCAGCGACGTTTGAGAACACCTCGCGCAGGCCTTTGCCATCGCCGCGATTCGGCGTCGCCGTGACGCCGTAGATCAGCGCCTTGGGATTTCTGGCGAGCGTCTTGTCGATGACCTGCCGATAGGTCGGCGCGGCGCAATGGTGGGCCTCGTCGATGACCAGCAGGTCCAGGGTCGGCATCTGATCCAGATTGCGCACCAGCGTCTGGACCATCGCGAAGGTGGCCTGGCCCGCCCAGGATTTTTGGTGGGAATCGAACACCGACGTCGAGATGCCAGGATTTACCCGCGAGAACTTGCTCCGGTTCTGCGCGGTGAGTTCGTCGCGGTGGGCCAGCACGCAGGCCTTGGCGTCGGGATGAGTGAGGAATTCACCGGCGGTGCCGGAGAGGCATATTGTCTTGCCGCTGCCTGTCGGAGCGACCCCGAGGGTGTTGCCGTGGAGTCGCAGGGCTTCGATGGAACGGGTGACGAATTCGCGCTGGCGCGGTCGGAGCATCATGGCCGTGCCTCCTCACTGTGCCCAGGCGGGACGCGTGGGAACGCGGGACGCCGCTGGCGGGGTGGAGGCTGCGGGTGCCATCGGCGTGGCCGGCGCACCGCTGCCGAAGCCGCCCGACGCCGCGGGTGCGCGTGGGGCAGCACCCATCCGCGCGGCATAGTCCCTGTGATCCGCCGTGACGGCCGACTTGATGACGCTCTTGTCCTGGCCGTGCTGATCTTTCTCCCAATCGACCTTGCCCAGGAACTCGATGCCGTCGAGTTCGGCGAATCCAGCGATGCGACGGGCGTTCTGCGCCGCGGGACTGTTGTCGGCGGGATGAATGCCGCGTGCCGAGTTGAGGATCGCCTTCATGAAGCTGCGGCCCATGTTCGCCCACTCTGGACCTTTGGGGCTGGAGAGTCCGATCAGCGACCACAGCTTGCGACGGGCGAACTCACCTTCCAGGACGACGAACTCGCAGTTGAGATAGACCGATCCGGTCTGTGCGTTGCGCGTCGCGTAGCCGCCGGTCCAACCTTGCGCAGGGTCATCGAAGCCTCCGGGCCGAACTGTCATCCGGACGTGGACGAGGGTGCCCTTCGGAATCAGGTCGAAGCTGGCTTGCTCGGAAGCCGAGTTGAAATCGAAATAGCTCATGATCAGGACTCCTGCGTCGGAAGGGGTGGAGTGGCAGCGGGGCGAGCGAAGTCGAGTCGCTCGGTTGCGGGCTTGGCCGGGCCGGCGATCTTGGCCATCAGGCGACCGAGGTGAGGTTCCTCGATCGGATCGAGTCGCCCGGAGCGGTCCTTGGCCGGGTAGCCCCAGGCGTTTAGCGTGTGGCAGACGAGCGCGCGGTAGCTGGTGCCGTCGTCGGCCTTCAGTTCGGCGAGAGTGATGACTTCATCGACGATGCCGGGTAGCTCGAGGCCGGTCTTGGAACCGTCGATCTGCAGCGAGAAGACGCGGCGATTGAAGTCGTCGAGCTTCTCGTCGAGGATGCCGACGAACCAGACGTTCTTGCCGCGCGTGTGCTGAAGGTGGGTGAGCCAGGCGATCATCTCCTGGCCCATCAAGCCGTAGGCACCGCGGCTGTCGGGTTTGCCGGTCTTGTCCGAAAAAGCCTGCGGCTGTCCCTTGCACCATTGCAGGCAGAGCCGCCCGGCGACGGTGATCGAGTCGACAAACACGGTGTCGTACTTGTCGAGCACTGTGGCATCGCCGAAGCGCGCGCAGACTGCATCGAAGTGCGCCTGGCTGTACGGTTGATCTTCGCGCAGAGCTGGGTTCGGTCCGCCGATGTACACCGCGAAATCGCGGCATTCCTGCCAGGTGCGTGGGCGGATGGTGTCTCCGGCCCAGCCCTCGACCGCCAGGTCGCCGGCCTCGAGGTCGAAGAACAGCGTCGCCGTCGGTTTGAGGGTCCACAGTTGCGACGTCTTGCCGATGCCGCTCTTGCCGACGAGGACGCCCTTGACGCCGCGTTTCTCTGCCAGGCGCTGATCGGCGCTGATGATGGGGAGGCTCATTCGATGTCTCCTTTGAGCAGGGCAAGACGGAATCCCGGCTTGCCGGTTTTGAGGGTGCGTGCCGGTACAAAGGCGCTCTTGAGCGACTCCGGCCACGCGTTGAATTTGGTTTCGGAGACGCGGTAGGAGATCTCGACGTACTGGGACGGGTCGTCACCACTGGCAGCGATACGGCGGGTGATGTCGGCCAGTTGCTTCTGGTCCCACTCGACTTTCTTCGGGAGGTCTGCGGTGATGCGCACCTGGTCGTCGTCGAAGTGCACGACGCCGCTGTCCTTGCCGGCGGCGAGCCGCAGCTGCCGGGCGCGGTGGACGTACTTCAACTCCACGGCCCGGTCGACGTGCTCGACGATGGTCTTGGCGGCAGCGAACAGATCGGCGGCGTCGCTCTTGATCCGGAAGAGCGACTCGCTGGTCTGCTCGGCGAGTTCGCTGGCGGGGGTCGCCAGGAGCTGATGGAGGGCATTGGCGCTCATGAGCGCCTCCCTTCGTCGACTGCGCGTTCGGACGTCGAGCGGTACAGGATGCGTTGTTCCCAATCGAGGATGCCGCCCTGGCCCTCGATGGGATACGAGACTTTCTTGGAAAACTTCGCAAACAGAGGGCCGGTACCCATTCCGCGCCATCGCTGGAGCGTCTTGGGGGAAAGCCCCCACCGGTTGGCGAGTTCGTTCTCGCTCAGGAAGCGTCGCTCGGCGGGCGCCAAGGGCGTGGGGATGCTGGGATGTGTCACCGTTTTGTCCTTTCAGAAGTGGATCGGCGACACGTATGGTCTAACCCGAGGCTGGGAAAACCGGCGGGAAAATCGGCGGGAATTTTGCAGTTTGCGGTTTTGGGGATGTGGTGCCCGGCGAGGTCGACCTCGCGCAGGAGGTGCCGCTTGGCAGCGGCCAAGGGCATGGGGCTGGTTCGAGTGGTCACCGTA